GATAAGATTTGGAAGACAGAATACTCTTTAAAAGAGTTTAATGCACCATCTAACTTTAAGACTTATGATGAACTCAAAAATCGTCTTGACGATGTTCTAAGTGGAACTCAATCATCAACAAGTTCTGCCGAAGATGTAGAACTTCCTAAGACAGAAGTTGACGGAGATGACAAGTCTTATGTAGACAATGTTGTCAAAACAACTTCTAATGAAAGTGATGATAGTTTAGATTACTTTCAGAAATTAGCAAAAGAAGCCTAAACTTCCTTTGTTTCTCCTTATTGAAGGGGTGTTACACTTTTGTGTACACCCCTTTTTTATTATAAATAGTAATGAGAGTAGGAGAGGCAAATATGGTAGACCCAATTACAGCATTTGGAGCTGCAACAGCAGCCTTTAGTGCAATCAAAAAAGGATTTGAAATCGGCCGAGATGTGGAATCTATGTATGGAGACATCGGTAGGTGGATGACAAGTTGTGAAACTGTAACTAAAGAAGCAGCTAGAGCAAAAAAATCTGGTATGAGTGTTGAAGAAGAAGCACTTGAAGTCTTTGCACACAAAAAGAAAATCGCCGCAATGGAACAAGAACTCAGAACTTTCGTGAATATGAATCACGGCCCTGATGCGTGGAATGAAGTTTTAAGAATACAAGCAGAGATAAGAAAAAAAAGAAAAGAAGCAATAGCACTTGCAAAGAAAAAGCAAGAAGAAATGATTATGTGGATTATGATAGGTGTGGGTTCATTATGTTCCCTATGGGTAGTATTTTATGTTATCTGGAAGGCTATGGGACAGTAAAATGGTAATATCCATAGGAGTATTAGAATGAAAAATAATATTTTGAGTAAATTAATGAAAAGTCATTGGTTTTGGATTTATTTATTTGTTATAATTCTTTTTACAGTATTGACTTTTATTGATTTCATAACAAGTTAATTTAATGAAAAAGTTTAAATGGACTCGTTGGCCGAGATTCAGATCACAGTGGAGACACTCAATGCCATACAAGAGTCCAGTAGTAATGTGGGATAGTGAAATGGTATTAGTTGAGATTAAAGAAATAGATGGTGAGAAAGTTCCTATTCATATGTGTAGAGGGAAAAGTACCAGAAAGATACCAGAATATTAACCAAATTGTTGTCTTACAACTTGACTATGGAAACTATCTGTAATTTTTGTATCCATAACTATTGTTTGTTCAGATGGATTAGTTGTAATATTAGTGTTACCACCAGCCATCATAAATGATGCAGTTTGATTATCTTTTTCTGCAACTAATTTCTTATTATCTTTCATAAGTTCAACTAACTCATTTATTTTATCAACTTGTCTTATACTACTTTTTTCAATAATCTCATTATTCTTATCCATCACTTTTTTAATTTTTTCATTGTTTCTTTTCATACTCTCAACAGTAGCAACTCTTTTTTGTTCAATGAGTTTATCAAATTGTTCTTGAGTTATATCACCTGCTTCTAATCTTTTTTGTTGAAACTTCTCAAATTTTTCAAAACTAAGTTGACTCTTTTCAACTTGTTTTGCATATCTTTCAATCTTGTCGCCTGGTGTATCAATTAAATCTTCTGCTTTTATTAAACCAAATGTGAAACCTTCAACTGCACCAGCGCCCCCTGCTAATATTTTTTCAAACTTATTTGCCTCTTTACCAAAAAGTTCATTCGCATTTCCAAATGCTGCGACTGCGTCTACTGCCGAAACAGCCACAGAACCAACTGCAAATCCTACTGGGCCTGCAGCTCTAAGTGCAGTACCAGCAACTCTCGCACCACCTTTTGCAATATTTTTTACACTACCTAATTTTGATACTTTATCTGGTTTAATCGTTTGTTTAGACTGACCCATTTTGGAAACATCAAAGCCTGATGATTTACCACCCTTTACACCTTTTGCACCTTTACCACCTTTACCAAAACCCATCATTCCACCAATACCTCTAACCATTTTGGTTGCAGTGGATATCGCAAAATATATTGCAGCTGCAAATGCGGCGACTGCTATACCTATACCAATTAAAAATGTTTTTTTGAAATCACCTAATGCTTCAGTCGTATCAGTAAACAGTTTACTTACAACAGCACCTAAACCCTCTTCTTTAAATAGTGTGTATAAGTCTTCAACATAAGCAAAAAATGCTTTAGTTATCTCTATGGTTGCACGGATAGTATTTTTTAATCCCTCAAGGAACTTAGGCCACATATCACTATTAATAAATTTTTGTAAAGCAAATAGTGCAGTCAATAAAAGACCACCAGTGATTAAATTTTTTAAAATTGCACCTATACTTTTAAATGTAGTTTCTATTGGTGATGTAATTGCACCCAATATACCTTTACCAAGATTTTGAACAGATGTTAGTAATTTACTACGGTCTCTTTTTTCATCTTTTTTATCTTCGTTACTTTTTGTTACAGACTCTTTTATACCCAATGCAAAGAATTTTATTCTTTCACCAAAAGTTAAAAACCCTTTTTTATTAGCCTCTATAATTTGTTGTTGTAATTCACTTTGTTCTTCTTTTTGTTCTTTTGTTTCATCAATACCTTGAGTTTGTATTTTTTGTAATTTTACTACTTCGTCTGTTGTTTCTTTTTGTAGATTATCAGTTTCAGTAATACCTTCTTTTTTATCAAAAGATTCTCTTTGAGCTGCAAGTCTAGTATCATTAATTATTTCTGGTAATGCATCTTTTAGTCTTTCACCAGCATCATCACCTCTATCATTTTGTTGAATAATAGTTTGTAGACTATCAGTAGTCTCTTTTTGTCTTTTGATAAGTTCTTGAAAGTCTCTTGAAGTAATATCAGCCATTATTTTTTCTTCTCTGTTTTCTTATCTACATATGCATTTGCACCGAAATATGCGGCGACTAGTGCTGAAATTGCAACAAAATATGTTGGTGCAATATCAGCGATTAATTTTGCAGCTGTGTCTTGTCCTAACATTGCAGTAATTAATATACCACTAGGATAAAATAACATACCAAACAATGCGAACCAAGTCATAGTTCTCATTGCATCTCTACGAGCATCTGCATCTTCTAATTCTTTTCTTTTAAATTCCAAATCCATCTCCAATTCTTCTTGGGAGATGTGTCCATCTCCATTCAAGTCTTTTTTAGCTAACTCTGGGTCAACTGTTTTAGGTATTTTGTTGTTGTTGTTTAAGTCGTTCATTTTCGTCTCTTATATGTTCGTTTAATAGTCCAACATATATTTCTCTTTCCCAAGGCACCATATTTTCTAATTCGGACAAACTGTATTTATGATGTTGCATAAATGAAAAGTTTGTTTTAAAATGGTTCTCAAGAGTATCGTGAGAAAGAGCTATGTAAAAAAACTATTCAAACCCTCCAATCTTACTTTTGAAGAAACATTAGTGTTTGGATTATTAATTTCAACATCCTTATACAATTTTGGTATATTATCAAAGAATGTTCTTACTTTGTTAAATTGTGCAGAAGACAAACTTTCAATGAAATCTTTAGTTTCTTTTTCATTAAAGTCTGTTTTTTCATACACCTTTTCACCATCTATTACTCTATGCACACAATTTATAATAATTTTAAATAAGTCTTCCAAAGTAGGACTTTTAAAATCTTTCAAGTGTGATAAATCATCAATAGATGGATATCTAAATTCTATTGAAATCTTATCATCTAGTCTAACTAAATTACTATCTGGTAAAGGTTTATCTACCACCAAATCAGTAAGGTTAACTTCTTTTGTCACATATGTATTTTCTTCATCTGGACATTTTATAGAAACTTTAGTCATTTCCCCAGATGATTTTGCACGAATATTTACAAATAAATACTCTAAATCTGCCATAGGTATTACACCACTTTTTATAGTGTTGTTAGTGCAATTCTCTATAAGATTTTTTACTGCATTAATTACATCTCTTTGTTCACCAGTTTCATTGGCAATCATAAGGTTCTTTTCTTCTTTTACTAGATATGGTCTATATTTAACATCTAGTTGAGAAATTGGTAGTTTTATGTCATAAGTTGACACTTCAAATTTTGGCAAAGCCATAATGTACTCCTTTATCTAACAAATTTACCGATAGTGTTACCAACACCACCAGTGATTATATCTGCGGCTGAACCAGCGGTTGCAATCGCAGTAGGTGATGCACCAGATTTACCAAGAATATCATAAAGAACACCTTTAGGACTTATGATACTGTATCTGGAATCATCTCCAATATATATATCCGACCCTCTCAACCTTAAACTCTTATCTGCAATACTATCATCAACACCTTCTTCTTTGATAGTATGCCACTCTCTATATGCAAGTTCAACGGTTACTCTTTGAATTTCACTAGATGCTTGGTTTAAATCTTGAGGTGAAATTGATTTAGGCCAAACCTCTTTTACTGAAACTCCATAACTGGTTTTTTCTTCTTTTGCACCAGTAAATGCAAAGAAATTAAATGGTATAACTGTATTACTACCTTTACCCATTTGAAATATATCTAGTTCACCTATGTAATTATTATAATAGTTTAAATTGTGATTTACTGGATTGTAAATGTTTTTCATCCACATTTCAAAGAATCTTTTTTCAGACATATCTGCATTACATAAGAATGTTGCTTGTAATGATGCATATTGACCAACACCTTGAGGTAATTCTCTTGGTGGGCCGTATATATTATCATCTGGTGCAGAACGAATACTTCTGCCTGGAAACTGTAAATTTTCTGCTCTTAAACTAACATAACGATTACTTTCACCAGTAAATAATTTACACTTTAAAAATATCTCAAATCTATTTTGTTGTGCTTGTTCTCTACCATATAAAGAACTTTTAAAATCTCTTAATGAAAATACCATTAGATTGCTTTCCTACTATCTGACCACACTTTACTTGCAGATGATTTCTTGAATCTCTGTACTGGTAACATAATTGCAGTCATAAAATCTTCTTCTTCTAATTTCCTAAATCTACTTCTAACATTACTATTTAAGTATCTTTTTAAAGTTGGTTTAATAAGTCTTACTTTTTTCAACGCACTATAATTTGCATTTGGGTCTAAACGACTTAATAGTTGGGCCCTCAACGCATATGGTAAATAGTGAAAATTTATTCCTAAGAAACCATCTCTATATTTTTCTATTGGTAATACCAACGGAAATGTATCATAATATGGTAGTTTGTTTTTCAATTTAGGGTCATATATAAACATATTCAACGCACCAAAGTTAACTCTACCAGTAATCTTTCCATCTCTTATAAGTTGTGATTGAGATGGTGTACCGAGTTCTTTTATACGATTACGATACCATTGGTATGGTTCTTTACCACTTTTCCTTAACTTTGATATTTCGTCAAATATACTCATTTATTATATTTATAAGTGGGATTGAGGTGGTCTTCAGTCAATATTACAAAATCCATATTTCTATCTCTACAATATTCTTTTGCAGCTTTCCATTTTGCAGTGTTCTTTCCCCACTCGTAAACCTCTTTTATGAACGATTTTGTTTTTCTTTTAGGTATTTTAGGTTCAACAGTATATTTTTTAGGTTTGACTTCTATTATCATTTTTTTTAATTTACCATCTGCTCTTTTGACTTTGACATAAAAATCTGGGAAATATCTATGATATTTGCCATCTGTTGGTAAAAAATAAGGTATTATCAGTTCTTCTGACCCCCACTCTAATACTCTAGGATTTTTATCACAATACACCATAAATTTTCGTTCCCACAAACTTCTGTAATAAATAGTAGTAGGATTACCTTTATACTTTTTAGTATCAGAAGGAATGAAACGACCACTATAACTCATAGGAATATTTATATGGTTAATTATAAAGACATTGCAATGGGAAAACCTTCAACTGAGGGTTTGACAAATGATTTTGATGCAGACCCATTTAAACAAAGAGTGAGTCTTGACCAAAACACTAGAAAAAGTAAATTCAATCAAGAGATTTTACAATATCCATTAAATGCTGGTAATGATGGTGGTAGAACACCAGCTGGACATCATATTCAATTTGAAATATTAGAACAAGATGTAGGTTCAATTAAATTTGGTGAATTACCTAAAGAAACGACTGATGAAGTAGTTGGTATCAGTTCATTAATAAGTAACTCTGCTGTTGCAAGAGATGTTGTTGTAAGTAAAAATGGTTCTGTGTTTACTTTAGTTCCAGCATTATCACAGAAAGCACAAGCTGCAAGTGAGTCTGGAAATTCAAGTAGAGCTGCACAAGAGTTAGGTCTTAATCCATTTATTAGTGGTGCGGCAGAAGTTAAAAGAGTTCAAAAACAAGGTGCAAGAATTAGAAACCAAACATTTGCAAGAGCACCGACAAGTAGACTACAAAGTCTTATAAAATTGTTTATGCCTCCGTCTGTTGAGGTTACATATGCACCACAGTATACTGATATGGAAATAGGACTTGGTGCAAAAACAGCTGCTGGAGCAGTTGATACATTTGTCAACACCAAAGGTGATTTTGCTGAAAAAATAGCTGCGGCAACTGATGAAGTTATGAGAAAAAATAATTTAGTTGAGAAAGCTGGGATTGGTACGATAGATACAATGGCGCCTGGTTTTAAAGCAATATTATTTGGTAGGTCTGGTAAAGCAGTTAACAACAGAATGGAATTAATATTTTCTGGATTACAAAAAAGAAGTTTTTCATTTAATTTTAAATTTTTACCAAAAAGTTATCAAGAAGCAAAAGCAGTTTACAATATTGTAAGAAGATTTAAGTTTCATATGTTACCAGAAATTGCTGGTGATGTAACAACATCAAGAACATTTGTTACACCAGATGTTTTTGATATTAAGTATATGATGAATGATGGTAAAGAAAATGAATATATCAACAAAATATCAACTTGTGTATTAGAAAATATGAATGTAAAATATGGCGGTGATAGATATCAAACATTTGACCCATCTATGGCAGAGGCAGGAGCGCCAGATGGAATGAAAGCTCCACCAGTACAAACAGAAATGACACTTCAATTTAAAGAATTAGAATTAGTGACACAAAACAATGTATTAGCAAGAGGTTTTTAATGGCATACTTTCAGAATTTTGAAACTCTAGTATATGATATAGTAGGTGATGACAATCCAAAACTGTTTACACATATATTAAGAAGGGTTAAGATAAATGATTTAGTAAAAGATAATATTTTACTGTATGATTATTATCAAGTTAAACCAGGCGAAAAACCAGAAGATGTTGCATATGATTTTTATGGTAGTGCAGAATTACATTGGTTAGTGTTGTATGCAAACAATATAGTTGATAGATACCATCAATGGCCTATGAGTGTTAGAGGATTTGAAGATTATATAAAAGACAAATATGCAAGTCCACTTGGAACTCATCATTATGAAATTAGTCAAAAGTCTGGTGATACAACAACAAAGATAAACATAGGTTTAGACTCTACTGGTCATAGTGGTGATACAGTAAGTGAAGTAACAAACAGAGAGTATGAGGAAAATTTACAAACTCAATATAGTAAAATAAGATTAGTAAGAAAAGAATTCGTAAATCAAATTAGGAAAGAATTAAGAACCTTATTACAAAGTGATAAATAATGTCTGTTGGATTAAGTCAATACAATTATAGTGGTACATTTGAAGTTGAAGAATGTAAACTTAAAACACATCACGGAACTGATGTGAGCCTTGAAGGTGTATTAAGTATTGTAAGTGTGTATGAAGATATAATGCAAGGTTTTATGACTGCAAACATATCTTTTGCAGATACAAATGATTTGGTATTAAATAATGGTATTGTAGGTAATGAATTTTGTTACTTAAAATTAGTTACACCCTCCACCGAAGATGTTTCAATAGATTTCACAACAGACCCACTTATCGTTACATCAGTAACACAAAGAACTGAGGGGCAAGGTAAATTTGTTACATTAACTCTTGCATCAAGAGAATATATGAGAAATTCTAGAACCAGAATATCCCAAAGTTTTTCTGGTAATATGTCAGAAATAGTTCGTAGATTAGTAAAAGAGAAACAATTTTTAGGTAGTAATAAAAGATTTTTAACTGATGATAGTGTTGGTTTAGAAAGAGTGGTGATTCCTAATTTACGACCTTTAACTGCAATACAAATGATTGCACAAAGAGCTAAAACAAAAAAAGACTCACCTTTTGTGTTTTTTGAAACTAGTAAAGGTTTGCATTTTTTATCTTTTGATATGATTAATAGACAAAATACTAAAACAACATTTACATTAGGTGCATCAGATACTTATGATAATAAACCATCTAAATCATCTCAATTAGAAGCAAATATAGTTAGACAATTAGGACAAGTAGAAAGTGACCATAGTATAAGTAATAGTGTACTGTTAAACACAATGAATGGAATGTATTCTTCAAGAATGTTGTTACACGATATATACAATAAAACTTATCACGATTTAAAGTTTAGATACTCTGATGCGTTTTCCAAAAAAAATGATATAGAGAGTGGTATTGGTGAAACTGGTTATCCAGTATTTCCAATATCAAGTCCAGTAGATGAAGATGGAAAAACAGTAGAAGACTTTCACGATTCTTATTTGTCTGTACAATCCTCTTCTGGATTTAATAATCCAAAAGGTTCAATCCACAATATCAATCCTTACCCAAATACGATTTATCCTTTTGAGGAATCCTCAATAAGTGATCATTTGTTATCTAGAAATCATAAAATGGCATTTTTAGATAGAATGGGTATGACTATTGAAATGGTGGGTAACTTATCAATACAGGCTTCAGATGTAATAAGATTGAATGTATATAAAGCAAAAACTGATTCAGATAATGAAGATGAAGAATTATATGATGAAAGATTAACTGGTAGATATGTTATAACAAGATTAAGACACACTTTTGATTTTGGTAGACCTAAAAAACATACTATACAAGCGACAGTCATTAAAGATAGTGTGACTAAACCTTATTCAAATAATCTACCACCCAACCCTAAGAGGTTAATTTAAAGGAAGTAAAATGACTAATAAACAAACTCGTAAGTTAAGAACATTAAATTTTCAAAAACAAGAACGATACCTAAATAATGATGTAAATGACTTAACAACGGAGGTAAGTAAACTCTACCTCGCAAGAACGAGAAAGTTTTTAGGAAGAAGAACAGCGTGAAGACATTTGACCAATTACAAGAGGGTGTATACGACCCTAATATATTTAAAGCATTTTTTCTAGCAGGCGGGCCTGGTAGTGGTAAATCTTTTGTAGTAAGAAAGACCACTGGTGGGCTCGGTCTGAAAGTTGTAAACTCTGATAATGCATTTGAAAAACTACTAAAAGATGCAGATTTTGATTTGGATTTTAGAGATATGAATCCAGAGAAAACTCTTGAAAGAGATAAAATAAGAAAAAGAGCAAAAGAAGTTACATCTAAAATGCAAAAGAATTTTGTTGCTGGTAGACTTGGTATGATTATAGATGGTACTGGTGCAGAATATGGTAAAATAGAAATACAAAAAAAATTACTAAACCATTTAGGTTATAACACTTATATGATTTTTGTTAATACTTCATTAGATACTGCAATAGAAAGAAATAACAAAAGAGATAGAAAACTACCATCAGATATTGTAAAAACATATTGGAACAATGTACAATCAAACATTGGTAAATTTCAAAATTTATTTGGTACTAAAAACTTTGTTGTTGTTGACAATAATAATGCAGGCGAAGATGTATTTAATAAAGTATTTAAGACAGTTAGAAAACTTGCAAATAAAAAACCCAACAATTACATTGCAAAACAATGGATTGATAATCAGTTAAGAATGAAAAAATTGGCAAAGGGTTGACAAACATAATTTTCTATGTTAATATGTAAACAATAATAATTATAATTAGTGAGGTATAATGACTAAACGAAAAATGTCTGAAGAACAACGACAGGCTGCGATTGAAAGACTTGCACTCGCAAGAGAAAAACGACTAAAAGAAAATCCACCACAATATAAAAACATTGCACCAGAGGTACTTGCGATACCAGATGATGGTTTTATGTCTATGAAAAAAGTTAGACAATGGATTAAGACACAAAAAGATATCGCATCAAGTTCTGAAAAGGCGTCAAGAAGACACGGTATTGATACTAAAATTAAGAATCAAGAAAGAGCAAAAGGACTTAATGCACGAGGATATATTAGGTGGTTAAATAACTATCTTGAGTCTGGTATTTTTGCTGGTGAATTTATTGGTGAGTATGAAAATATACCAGTTACTAGAAAAATTGTTGCAGGCCCAAGAGAGGGTTGTAAAATAAGAGGTGGAAAGGTTATAGACTAATGGAAGAGTTTATGAAGTGTATAGGTATTAGTTGGTGGCAATGGTGGATACTTGTTGCAGTTACTGTAAACACTTCTATAAACTTAATAGTTTATATTAAAGGTAGGAAAATAAAAAAAGACAAATGATACAATTATACAAGAACATTTTACCAGATGATTTGGTAAAAGACTTGTTGGATTATTATGAATCATATGAACCTATTGATTATGGTAATTTCACACAAGTTGAGATAGATACTAAACATAAACTTACAGACTATATGAAAGATATAGTTTATAAAGTTGCAGACCATTATTTTGAGTTGCACGATAAAACAAACCAACACCCAGAACCATTTGCATTAGAGGGTTTTAGGATAAAAAGGTATGAACCTAATAAAGGTAGTTTTCCTTGGCATACTGACGCTGGTAATATACAAAACTGCACAAGGTTTCTTGCATTGTTGTTTTATTTAAATACAAGTGAAGCTGGTACTAAATTTGAAAAGACATATGTACCAGCAGAAAAAGGTAGTGTGGTTGTATTCCCACCAATGTGGATGTTCCCACACGAGGGTGAGATGCCTAAGAAAAAACCTAAGTTTATAATGAGTACATATTTACACTTTATGGGGGTTGACAAATCAAGACAAGTGTGATAAAATACTGATATGAAAGAATTTACATTACTAATAACTATTCTATTTAATTTTCCTAATGGTGAACACCAAGAGATACAAGTAGAACGAAAACAAATGAGTGAAATTGACTGTCGTACTGAGTTGGAAAAACAAGATGATGTTACAATCAATTTCTTGGGTAATAACATAGACTTATTCTTTGAGTGTACTTCTACTGTTGATAATGAAGATACTTATAAATATGAATATGATTATAGAATGGACGAAAAGACTTTACAAGATATATTAATAAAGAAAGGTGGGGCAAATATATGATTGGTGTAAAGAATGGTGTTGGATATTTGAATTATAAAGGTGTATTAAAATGGTTAGAATCTATTCATAAAGATACATTAGAATATGGAAATGAAGACCAACAATTTGTTTTAGAACAAATGATTGATTATATAAAAACAGAGTATAAAGAGGGTAAACCTCTTAAAAACAATAACATTATAGGATATTAAAATGGAAATATTATCAGCAATAAGTATAGTTTTCTCAATTTTCTCTTCATTATTTGTTTATGATGAATCAGAATTTTTTGCACACAAAAAGAAAATGCAAGAACTGTATGGCCCCTGCAGCTGGGAATTTGTGGGAAAACAATCCCTAGACCCTACTGCAAAGTCCATACCTTTTAACCCACCAATTGGCGAAAAGTTCATATTTTTTAAACAAGTTTGCGAAAATGACCCACATAGAAAAGATAAAGATTAGATATCAAAGACTAATCAATAATTGCGATACTGCATTAAAAGATTGCCAAGACTTAGATATGAAAGAGTTTTGGTTAAAAACTAAATTGCTTGTAACAGAGAAGTATCAGAAATTATGTTCTTTGGATTAGTAACATTAGCTGTTGCACTATGCATTAGTGCAGTTGCAGCCTATTATAGTATTGTTGGTTTAATGGCAATATTCTCTGCGGCTGCATTTTCTATTGCAGTAATGGGAATTGTTCTAGAGATAGGTAAACTTGTTACTGCATCTTGGTTATATCAAAACTGGAAAACTGTTCCCAAAGTTCTAAAATATTATCTGACAAGTGCAGTAGTAATATTAATGTTTATTACTTCTATGGGTATATTCGGTTATCTATCTAAGTCACATATTGACGCTGGTACAAATACATCTCAAGTGTCAATAAAACTTGACAGAGTAAACAGTAGAATTACATCAGAACAAAAGACAATAGATAGAGCAGAAAGACAATTAGAAAACCTAGACAAGGCTCTTGAGAGATATGTAGAATTAGGTGCAGTATCAAAAGGTTTAGATAGAAGAGAAAGTCAAGAAGAAGAACGAACAAAACTAACCAATATGGTTAATAAATCACAAGAAAAAATAGATGTATATTTAGATGAGAAGTCAGAGTATGAACTAGAGATTAAGAACTTTGAGGTTGAGGTCGGCCCACTAAAATATATTTCTGCATTGTTATATGGTGATGATGCACTTACATTTTTAGAAAATGCAGTAAGATGGGTTATATTAATTTTAGTATTTGTATTTGACCCACTTGCAGTTCTTTTAGTTGTGGCTGCAAACATAACGATTAGAGATGTTTTAAATAAAAG